CTTCAACGAGGTCGGCGCAGGAGATATTGCCGGCGTCCCCGCCGAGGTCAACGCGGACGGCGGACCGGTGGCGAACAACATCTCCGATGATGACAACGAGTACGAGATGGGACCGGGTACGGTGACGCACCTCGCCCCCGGGGAAAAGGTCAACTTCGGCAATCCGAACATCCCCACCGCTGGCTTTGAGACCTTTGTCAAGACGCTGTGCAAGCTGGTCGGCGCAGCTTTAGAGCTGCCCTACGATGTGCTGATCAAGGAGTTCAACAGCTCCTATTCCGCAAGCCGAGGCGCGCTGCTGGAGGCGTGGGAAGCATTCAAAATGCGCCGGAAGTGGTTTGTGGACGACTTCTGCCAGCCGGTCTATGAGATGTTCCTGGCCGAAGCGGTCGCTCTGGGGCGCATCAACGCCCCCGGCTTCTTTACGGACCCCCTTGTGCGGGAGGCATGGTGCGGCGCGCGCTGGATCGGCCCCGTGCAGGGCAGCCTTGACCCCAAGAAGGAGGCGGAAGCCGCCCTCATGCTGATCGACAACGCCATCAAGACCCACGAGCAGGTCAGCCGCGAAATGAGCGGCGGCGACTGGGAGGAGAACGTGGAGCAGCTGCAGCGTGAAAACGAGCTGCTGACACAGGCAGGAGGCAACAAGGTCACCGTTGTATCGGCATCGCCGAAAGAAGGTGACGGCGATGAAGACTAACTTCGAGCATCTGCAGAGCCTGAATGTGCGGAGCATGGCGCTCGCCATCTGGAACTATGCAAGCGACTACTGCGCCTATTGCCCGAAGAACATGGAGCGCCGCTGCAACGAGAACTGCCGCGCGGGAATCCGCGAGTGGCTGAACAGTCCCTACATTCCGTCAAGCGATATCTGGAAAGAAAAGAGGTAATGCACATGAGTATTCCGGCAAAGAGAGCTGGGCGAAAGTCTCTCGCCGTCAGCATCTCGAAAAAGGTCTATACGATGGCCACGGTGGACGGCAGTGATGCCGAGATCACCATGTATGGAGACATCTACGAGGAGCAGCCCACGAACTGGTGGGGCGAGCCCGTCGAGGGGCAGTACATCCTGCTCTCCGAGTTTTTGGAGGACCTCAAGCAGATCTCCGGCTGCACGTCCATCACTATCCGCATGAACAGCTACGGCGGCGACGCCGGAGCATCCAACATGATCCACAACCGCCTGCGGGAGCTGGCGCGGAACGGCACGAAGCTTACCTGCATCGTGGACGGCGTGGCCATGAGCGGCGGCAGTCTTATCATGTGCGCCTGCGATACGGTCAGGGTCAATCCCTCCAGCCTCGTCATGATCCACAAATGCTGGACCTTCCTGTGGGGCGGCTACAACGCCGACGAGCTGCGGGAACAGGCTACCCAGCAGGAGGCGTGGGACAAGATGCAGATGGAGGTCTACACGCGCAAGACCGGGCTGTCGGCCACGGTGATCTCCCACATGATGGCGGACACGACCTATATGACAGGCCGCGAGGCCATCGACAAGGGCTTTGCGGACGAGCTGATCGAGGACGCGGAGCCGACCAGCATCGCCGCCAGCGCGGACGGGCGCAGCCTGTTCGTGAACGGGCGGCAGATGCACCTTGCCCCCGGCATGTTCGCGCCGGACAACATTCCCACAGTCACACCCGAGGCCTCCGCCCCGGTTGAGACAGATAAAAACAAGCCGGAAGTCACCGGCGATGAAGGAGGAATTTCCATGACTAAGGAAGAGCTCCGGGCGAAGTACCCGGACGAGATCGCCCAGGTGGAGGCCGACGCCCGTGCTTCCGTCGATCACACTGAGGCGGTCAACACCGCGATCCAGGCCGAGCGTGCGCGTATGCAGGAGATCGACGAGATCTCCGGTCTGCTCGACGCGACGGACGTGCGGCAGGCCAAGTACGGCGACAAGCCCTGCTCTGCTGCCGACCTGCTGATGGCAGCGGCCAAGAACGCCGCCAAGCAGGGCAAGAAGTTTCTGACCGACCTGAAGGACGACAGCGAGGAATCCGGCGCCGAGGGCGTTCCTGCCGCTCCTGCCCCCGCAGTCGAAACGCCCGAGGGCGAAGACGGCGAGAAGAACGATACCCCCGAGGCGCGCATGACCAACGCCCGGAGCATGGTCGCTGACCTGCTGGGCAAGAAGAAGGAGGGCTAAGAACATGATCAATCTGAGTGAAAAGCTCGGCGAGATGACCTTTGACGGTCTGATCACCGACATCAAGCCCGCGCCCGAAGTGCGCGGCGGTGTTATCCGCAAGCTGTCCGCTGCGGCCACGCTCAAGCGCGGCACCATCCTCGCCAAGTCCTCCGGCACGGCCGGCGACGGCAAGCTGGTGGTGCTGGGTACTGCGGCTGTCAGCAACGAAACGCTGACCCCCGATTGCATCCTGTGTGATGACATCGAGGTCGGCACCGCTGCCGACGAGAAGGTAGCTGTCTACACCGCCGGCTGCTTCGACATCGGCAAGGTGACGGTCTCGGCCAGCTACACCATCACCGAGGGCGATAAGGACAACCTGCGTATGCGCGGCATCGTCTTCAAGGCCGCCGCCGCTGCCAACTAAGGAGGGAATCAACAATGGCTGAACTGAATTTCTTTGACACCTATGTGCTGATGGCGATCACCGAGGAGATCGTTCCCCAGCAGACCTTTTTCCGCGACCGCTACTTCCCCACCGGGGAGCGCGACATCTTCGCCTGCGACAAGGTGCTGACCGAGTACCGCAAGGGCGACCGTAAGATGGCGGCGTTCGTCTCCGCCCGCGCCGGTGACATCCCCATGGACCGCATCGGCTATGCCATCCATGAGTATCAGCCCGCTTTCATCGCTCCGTCCCGTCTGCTGACGCTGGACGACCTGACCAAGCGTGGCTTCGGCGAGGCGATCTACGCCAACAGCACCCCCGCCCAGCGTGCGGCCCGTCTGCAGCTGGACGATCTGACCGACATGGACCGCCGCATCGTACGCCGCGAGGAGTGGATGTGCGCGCAGACCATGATCAACAACGCCTGCACCATGCAGACCTACATCGACGACAAGACCGAGGGCGAGAAGCTGTATGTCAAGTTCTTCGATGACGCCAGCGATCACACCTATACCGTGGCCACCAAGTGGAACGCCACGGGCGGCGACTTCTTCGGTGATGTGAAGGCCATGTGCCGCAAGCTCTCTAAGCGCGGCCTGCGCGCAGCCGACCTCGTTCTCGGTTCCGACACGGCCGACGCGATTTACAGCATCGAAGATGTAAAGACCCGCCTGGATCGCAATAGCGGCATTATTACTGGCACCATCGACCCCAAACTCACGAGTTATGATGGCGTTGTCTATATGGGCCCTCTCAACTTCGGAGGCTTCGTGCTGAACCTGTTCTCTGTGGATGAGAGCTATGTCGACAACAACGGTACCGAGAAGAAGTATTTCCCCGCCACCTCCGCTATGGTCACCGCCCCCGGATGCGGCCATCTGATGTACGGCCAGATCACCCAAATCGACTACGGCTCCACCGCCTTCGCCAGTCATGCCGCGGCCCGCGTTCCGAAGTTCTCTCTGAACCAGGAGGCGGACATCCGCAAGCTGCGTCTGGGTGCGCGTCCGCTGGCTGCTCCCCACAACTACTGCCCGTACATCTACGCGGCGGAAGTTGTGTCCTGACCCGGCACGGAAAGGAGACTGCTATGACGAAAATTGAGATCATCTGCGGCACATACGGCTACAGGCCGGATGGCTCGAAGCACCCCATTCCCATCGACCGCGGCGGTATCTGTGAGGTCTCCGAAGAGGAGGCGCAGCGCCTTTTTGCCCTGTGTGTCGCCCGCCCCGCCGAGGAAACGCCCGCTCCCGCCGTTGCAACGCCTCCTGCGGGCGAGGACGGCGGCGGGGCTGGCGCTGACCCATCTAACAGCGACGAGGGCGCAGAGGACGCGGAAAGCGCCCATCTTGACCCCGAGCAGCTCAAAACGCTGACCAACGCCAAACTCACGGAGCTGGCCAAGGAGATGGGCATCGACACCGCTAAGCTCAAGACCAAGGCGCAGCTGATCGCCGCCATTACGGATGTTCCGCTGGAGGACGCGATCGCCG